GGGATATAGCAGACGTAACCGCTAGAGAAGATATACATAGATCATTATTACTATTACCAGAGGTTGAAAGACATCTGCGTATCATTGCAGAAAAAGGTAAGCTAACAAAAGCTAATATAAACAAGATTAGAAAAATCGGCTAAACCTTTTCATTTCCTATATTATTAGGCTAAAATACCCTTAAATACAATTAAGGAGTATTTATATGAGCAATAACGGAAAACCGACTGCTTTACAAACTGATAACGAAGTTGCTGCTTCGATGTTTGAAAGTTTCTTAACCCCTGAAGAGGACAAGGTTGAGGATGCAGTCACAGAAACAGAAGAAGTAGTTGAAGAAGAAGTCCTTGAAGAAGAACTTGAATCACCTGAAGATATTGAAGAAGATGAAGAAGAGTTTGACGAAGAGGATGAATTAGATGAAGAACAAACCAATGTTGAAGAGGAAGCCTTGCAACCTCAGACATTTACAGTAAAAGTAGATGGTCAAGAAGTTGAGGTTACGCAAGAGGAACTTGTCAACGGATATTCTCGTCAGCAAGATTATACGCGCAAAACTCAAGAACTCGCCCAACAGCGTAAGACTATTGAGCAGCAGCAAGCAGAGTTAGCGCAAAGAGATGCGATTTATTCGCAGTTGTTACCGAAGATGGAAGCCCAATTAAAGGGCGAACTGGCTAACGAACCAGATTGGAACGCTTTGTATGAAGATGATCCTGTTGGTTATGTTCGCGAAAAACAACTTTGGGATGAAAAGAAAGAAAAGCTTAATGCTGTAGCAGCTGAGCAACAAAGACTTCAACATGATGCCTTTGTTAAACAGCAAGAACAACTTAAACAATATGTTGAATATGGCAATCAAAAGCTTCTTGAAATTATCCCTGAGTGGCAAAACCCTGAGGTTGCCGCAAAAGAAAAGTTGGCTATTAGCGAATATGCCGTGAATACTTTAGGTTATACACCTGAGGAAATTCAACAGGTTTATGATTATCGTGCTTTGCTTGGTTTAAGAAATGCTTGGTTAAACTCTAAAACAGTTGAAGCCACAAAGAAAAAACCAACACAAAAAGCACCAGCAAGAGTTGCTAGACCTGGAACTACTAACCGACCAAAAACGGCAGCACCTGTGAAGAAAGCAAAACAAAGGTTGGCCAAAACTGGAAAAATTCAGGATGCGGCTAAAGTATTTGAACAATTAATTTAAAGGATAAAAAATGGCTAAAGTAACAAACGCCTTTGATACATATACAGCTACTGCTGACAGAGAAGATTTAAGTAATATTATTTACAACATCTCTCCAATGCAAACTCCGTTTATGTCATCAATCGGCAAAAGAAATATTAAAAACGTAGTATTTGATTGGCAAACAGAATCATTGCCTACTCCAAGTGCTAGTGGTCAGTTAGAGGGTTTTGAGCTTTCAAGATCAGCTGCTACTGCTACAACAAGAGTAAGTAATGTTGCTATGATCTCATCAAGAGATGCAACTGTAACTGGCTCACAAGATGCTTCAGACCCAGCTGGTAAAAGGTCAGAAATGGCTCACCAACTAGCTATTATGGCTAAAGCTCTTAAAAGAGACATGGAAGAAGCTCTATGTAAAAATGGTGCTAAAACAACTGGTGACGCTACAACAGCTAGGGTAACTGGTGGTTTTGAATCATGGATTACATCTAACGATTCAAGAGGTACTTCAGGTGCTTCTACTGGTGGCGGTGCTGCTCCAACAGACGGAACTCAAAGAGCTTTAACTGAAACTCTACTAAAAGATGTTTTACAACTTGCTTTTACAAATGGTGGCGAGCCATCAATGGCAATTTGTGGACCACATAACAAACAAGTTATTTCTGGTTTCACAGGTAGAACACAAGCTAGACAAATGATCGATGCTAATACTGTTGAAGCTTCAGTATCAATCTACTCATCTGACTTTGGTGAACTAAAAATCGTTCCATCAAACAGATCAAGAGAAAGATCATTACTGTTGGTAGACCCAGAATTTGCTAAAGTATCATATCTCAGAGATTTCAAAACTGTTGATATTGCTACTATTGGTGATGCTGAAACCAAGATGATTGTGGTGGAATATGGATTGGAAGTATCCAATGAAGCTGCTCATGGTGTGGTTGCAGACTTAACAACATCATAAGTTTAGTTAAATAAGCTTTAAGGGAAGTTTCGGCTTCCCTTTTTTTTGTGCTAAAATTCCTACATGGCAAAAACTACATTAATAGATCATAAAACAGGCTTGCAATCTATTTTTGCAACTGAAGATGATAAGGTTGTTTATCAGACAAAACAGAACATACAACCAACACTAGACTATGTAAAACACTTATCTGAAAATGCACCAGGTAAAGATTTTCGTCATGTAGCAGAAGTACCCATGGTAATATATCAACAAGCTTTAAGAGAAGGTTGGGCTAAAGATTCTGCACAATGGAAGAAATGGTTAAACCATTCTGATAATAAACCCTTTAGAACATGGAAAGGTAAAGTATGACATACGATGAATTAAAAACTAATATTGCAAATTTCTTAAACAGGTCAGATTTAACAGACCAATTAGACTTTTTTATTGATGCAACAGAAGCAGAGTTCAATAGAAGATTAAGAACTAAGGATATGATTAAACGGGCAACTGCTACAGCAGATGCACAATATATGTCATTACCAACAGATTGGTTAGAAGCTATTAATATAGAAATTACATCAAACGATTTTAGACCATTGTTTCAACAATCTATTGAGTCATTAGATGTATATAGAAAAGCTAATAACAATGTAACTGGTCAACCTATTTATTATGCGATTGTAGATAATTCATTAGAATTAGTACCTACCCCTGACACAAGTTATACGCTACAATTAACATACTATGGCACTATTGATGCTTTAAGCAGTTCTAATACAACGAACTTTATATCCACAGGGTATCCAGATGCTTACTTATATGGTGCTTTAAAACACGCTTCTATCTATCTAATGGAAGATGAAAGAGTGCCGTTATTTACAGCACAATTTGAAAAAGCATTAGAAGAAATGAGGTTAGAACAAGAGAAAGCAGAATTTGGCAAAGGCTCTCTAATACAAAGAAGAAGAACTTATGGCAAGTCTGGTAAAAACATTTATTATTGGAATAATAATTAGGAGATAAAATGGCTGGATTTAGTGATTATTTAGAAGATAAAGTATTAGACCATGTATTTGGTGGTAATGCTTATACAGCACCATCAACATTATATGTTGCTTTATATACTGTAGCACCTACAGATACAGGCGGTGGCACAGAAGTATCAGGCGGAGCTTATGCAAGACAAACTGGTACATTTACAGTATCTGGTACTGATCCTACCACAGCAACAAACTCAGCAGCTATTGAATATCCAACAGCTACAGCAGATTATGGAACTGTAGTTGCAGTTGGTATTTTAGATGCTTCATCAGCTGGTAATCTTTTAGCTTACGCAAACCTAACAACATCTAAAACTGTAAGCACAGGTGATGTATTCAGATTTGATGCTGGAGATTTAGATATAACATTAGCGTAATATCATGGCCTCAGTAGGCTATGGTCTATATACATACGGGAAGTCCAACTATGGAACTCCCGTTTATCATTTTGGTGCTGCAACAATACAAGCATCATCAGGTTTTACAGCTGAATCATCAGTACAAAAACTAGCTAGCGCAACATCTGCACAAACTTCTGATTTCAATGCAGTAGGGCATAAAATTAATTTAGGAGCAGCAACATCTGCTGCAACATCAGGATTTACTTCAGTTGGTCATAAAATAAATCTTGGTGCATCAACCATAGCAGCAGTTTCTTCTGCAACAGCAGTAGGTAGACAAATAGACCGTGGACAAGCGGTTATTAGTGCAGTATCTAGTGCTACAGCTACTGGTAGACAGATTGATAGAGGTACTGCAACTATAACAGGTATATCTGGATTTACAGCAGTAGGTACACAAATAGATTTAGGATCTGCAACTATAGCAGCTACATCTAGTGTAACCGCAGTACCAACTAAATTAATACCAGGAGCATCAACAATAGCTGCAACAAGCAGTATGACTGCTACAGGTACACAAATAGATAAAGCTTTAGCAACTATTGCAGTTGTATCAGGATTTACAGCTACTGGTAGATTTACTATTGCTGCTTCAGCTACATTAGCTGGTGTAAGTGGCTTTGATGCAGACGGTAGACAGATAGACAGAGGTGCATCTGTAATTGCACAAACAAGTGGATTTAATGCTATTGGTAGTCTAAAATGGGAAGATATAATTGTTCCTGATGAAACATGGACAGAACAAGATATAATAGCCGATACCTGGACAAACCAAGCGAATCCAGATACATCATGGACAGATTTACAAACAAGTACAACATGGGAGGAGCAATCTAACCCATCGACTACTTGGAATGAATTAGGCGAACAAGACGCAGCTTAAAGGAATTTTTTTATGGCAGATACATTTACAACTAATTTAAACTTAACCAAACCAGAAGTAGGCGCATCTACTGATACTTGGGGTACAAAACTTAATGACGATCTTGATGATTTAGATGCGTTATTTAGTGCTACTGGCACATCAGTAGCTATGAACCTAGACGGAGCAGTTATAGATAGCTCTGTCATCGGAGGTACAACTCCAGCAGCAGGTACATTCACAACCCTTACAGCTAATACTTCTATTACAGGCACACTAGCTACAGCAGCTCAACCTAATATTACAAGTGTTGGTACGCTTACAGGTTTAGACGTTGCAGGAACAGTAACTGCTGATGGTTTGACTCTAGATGCTGGAGTTTACAAAATTAATAACACTTCTGTCGGTTCAGGCTCTGACAAATGGATAGGTTCTGATGGCGGTGCTGGTATTTTTATTAATCCAGGAGCTAGTGGAAACTTTAATGTATATAACAATAACGCTGTTGCTAGATTAGGGGTTAATGGCTCTACAGGAGACATCTCCTTCTACGATGATACAGGAACTAGCCAAGCTCTATTCTGGGATGCAAGTGCTGAATCGCTTGGAATTGGAACGACTAGTGTTTCATATCCTCTTGATGTAAGAAAAAATCAAGCAGGATATACATATATTTCTTCTGATAATGGAAATACAGCAGCCTCAGGAACAGGAAGTGGTTTTGCTATGACTGAAAGCGGAACTGTTGCTTGGTATATGAGAAGCGAAAGAGATGGTACTGGTAAATTTAATATTGGCAATTCAGCCAATAGAATGACCATTGATTCTTCAGGCAATGTTGGAATTAAAACTGATAGTCCTTCAAGTTATCAAGCAAACGCAGACGATTTGGTTGTAGCAACTACTGGGCATACAGGTATTACTATAGCATCAGGAACATCGCATTTAGGTAATATTCATTTTGCAGATGGA